GAATGAATGCTCCAAAATTCACTTTTTCTGAACAAGATAATACCCTAGGGGTAGGTAGTCTTGCTAAAGGAATCAGTGGTTTCCAAGGCAAATTTCTTCGTGGTCCCTATGCTCAGCCTGACCAGGTTATTTTTAACTGGCAGCAATTCATAGAGATTTACGGAGGATTCTCGCCTGATTCCACAGACCCTATTCTGGTATATCGAGCCTTAAACTCAGGTGCAAACCTTCGAGTTTCTCGCATCGGGCATTACTCAGACCTTACGGATAAGGAATCTTTGACTGCCGAAAAAGCTAGACTCAAAGATTCGTATGTACTTATACCAGATAGGACAACAGCTACAGGTTCAACCTTTACTGCAGGCCTTAACGGAAACTTTGTAACTGTACAAAATACCGACACCCATGAAGCTTTCATGCAAGAAATCGCAGTAGCTTTAACTATTCCGAATTTATCTGAGGCTTTTGTGCTCAACGTAAACGGGATAATAAAAGCCATTCATGTTTGTCCAATTAACGCATTTACAAACCTAAACTTTACTTCTAACCCACTTTTTTCGGGTAGTATCAATGGGCCAAGTGAACCGGCAAGAACGCAAGTAACAGTTCCATCAGCACCTGCCCCCGGTACACTTTACCGAATTTTCAATGTAACTAAAAACCACTTCCTAGCCTCTTACTTTGCTAACCCAGGTGACACAGTAAGTCAAGTGGCACAGGGTTTAAGGACAAACGCGGATTATCCCGGTTACACCTACGGAGGTTCTGGCCCGAATATAGACATTGATGCCCCACTTAACAGCCCTTATGCCACATTCTTCAATGGTGATGTTATACAATTAAGTGAGTTTATAGAACCCATTGCCGAACAAAGGGCTTTTGTAACTTACCAAATTACTGTAGGGGGTATTATTGGAGAAATTGTAACCGTTACAAATGCTGAATTTGGAGGTACACTAGCAACCTACACTATTGATGGTTCAGCTCCTACACTAAGTTCAATAGCTGCAGCAATTAATACCGGAGGCTCAGGTTGCGTAGCTTCAGCGGCTTCAGGAACTATTCTAATCTTTGCACCTCCAGGCTATGGAGATTTAGCAAACGGAGAAGAAATCGTATTCACTAGCGATGAGGGGGTATTCCAAGTAACACCAACCTCTTCTCCAGGTATGACTAATGGAGTAACGGCTGTTGCAGGGGTAGATTTAACCTATAACTTTATCCTAGAAGATGGAGTTAATGGAGGCACAGGTAATCCTAGCTTAAGTATTAGCTCTGATAATGACATCAGAACCAGCTTGGGGATAAGATTATTTAGAGCAAGACCTAAATCAGAAGGCCCTGATGGTAATAATATTTTCCTTAGAATTACCGACTCATCAAATGGAGCTCCCGCATATTTCAATATGATTGTTGAGCATGCTTTAGAACCGGGATTAACAGAAACTTACCAGAATCTTTTAATCAATCCAAATGATACCTCTGATACTACTTTCTTGAATCAGCTAAATGAGGTAAGTAGCCTTTTAACATTTACTTTTACTGACCTAAGTGAAGAAGTATTTGAAGATGCTTACCCAAGACCTATCAATGGTAGAGTTCGGTATGGAGAGGGTACAAATGGAGACCCAATCGAATTAACCGATTACATTGGAAGCCAAACGGGAGGAACAGGTTTTCACGCTTTCAGTCAGTATAATGATATGATGCAGTTTTGTGCTGGAGAGGTAAACCACTTCGATGTACATGAGGCTGGAGCTAGCTATGCTAATACTTACCAGAACATGGTTTACCTTGGGCATATAGATCATACGCTTACATACACGCAAATGATTGCGGCAATGGAAGCCTCTAGTATTGATACTAGCTGGGCAGCTTTCTATACAGGTGGTCTGAATGTTAAACACCCTGCTACTGGAGCCTCAATTCAAATCTCAGAGATCGGTGATGTGCTTGGAGCTTTTGCAAGATCAGATGAGCAATACGGAGAAGGCGTTGCAGTATTCAATAAAAACCGAGGCTTGATCTCAAGTACAACGGGAGCAATCAAAAACTTCGGAGGTGCTGCTAATTATGAAATCCTAAATGCTCTTGCCAATAACCGAATTAATTGTGTTGTTACCGAAGATGGAACCACAATGATTTGGGGTAATACAACGGCACAGAGGGCAACATCGGTTCTTCAATTCCTTAATATTAGAAGGCTAGGTTTAGCTATCAAGAAAACCCTAAGCCCCGTATTGAGAGAATACTTATCAGAACCGAACATTCCAGCAACTTGGTTTGAAATCTTCGTAAGAGTTAAACCTTACCTTGATGGCTTGGTTCAAAAGTCTTTCCTATATTCTTATGAATGGAAAGGAGATCAACTTGCGAACCCAACCCTAAATAACTTAGTAGTTAATTCCCCTGCTGATGTACAAGCAGGCAAGTACAAAGCAATCCTTTCAGCCAGTGCAGTACCGGGCATGAATGAATTTGAACTTGTTCTTACCTATGATTTCACAACTGGTACTGTTGACCTTCAAACTGCTTAATCATGCCAGCAAATATTGAAAACCCAAGAAAGCAATTCAACTTCACAATTGGATTAGCAGGCCTAAATCCTTTTCTGGCACAGGAAGTGGATATTCCAGGCATTGATATTGATGTGGTAGCTCATGGAGATACCAACCACGATATTAAAACTGGAGGCCGTAAGAAAATCGAATCCATCAAAATAAAAAAGCTAATGCCTGCTGAGGTAGGAGATAATTGGCTTTTCGATTGGATGAATCAGGTTCAGAATGAATTTACTGGAGGAGGTGCCTTACCTTCTCAGTACAAAAGGAACCTTACAATTATTGAATACTCGAATGATAACATCACACCCATTAACCGATGGATTTGTGAGGGCTGCTGGGCCAACAAATTATCACCCCAGCAATTACGCCGAATGAATTCAGAGAACTCAATGGAAGATTTCGAGCTTCAAGTTGATAAGGTAAGAAAAGTTTAAGTTTGTAAGTTGATTAACATTAAGCCCCCAAAAGGGGCTTTTTTGTGTGTGCCCGTAGCATCTGAAACGTATCATGGAAAGAAAATACTTAGCTAGTTACTAAGCTAAAAACTAGGACTCTTCTGATAAAAACCTAAAACATGGAACTTGAATTAAGAACCTTTGACACACCCGAGGGAATTAAACTCACTTTTAGAGAAAACACTGGAGCTGATGAAGAAATTTTATCAAGGGCTTCTAAGGCAAAAGATTTACTTAACATACCCGAATACTTGGCAAGGGTAATTGTAACGGAAGAAAACCCTTTAAAGCCGGCTTTCACAGTAGAAGAAATTCTGAAATGGAGAATTGGCCAGAAGTATTATGCCTTACTTTGTGCAAGAGTACATTCATTGGGTACGATTATGAAATTCAAATACACTTACCCTAAAAGTAAGTAACCAAAAGTATTATCCCAAGACTTAGCTGAATTTATGATTGAGCAATCGGGTTTAAAATTCCGATATGCAGGTTTAAGCCAAAGAGAGTTTACTCTTAAAAGTGGTAAGGTAGTAAGATATAATTTCTTGAATACCCACGGTGAGAAATATGCTCTCAACATTGAGAAAGACCGATTAGCCTATGCCTCTATCCAACTACTCCAAAGAGGTTTAGAATGGTTCAATGGGCAAGAGTTTATTGTGGTAAGTGATTTCTCGATATTCAGTTCTCGGGACATGAATGAAATCCGGAGCGATATCAAAGCATCAGATATAGACTTTTACCCTCTGATTCAGGTCTTAGACCTAGCCGACTCAACCAAACTAGTGGATGAATTGCCTTTGTTAATGATGGATTCTTTTTTCTACCCCGAGGAAATATTGTAACACAAATCTGGTATCTTCAAAAGAATGGGATTAGATTCCCCGAATCTGATTACTATGCAATGCCCAAAAGAAGATTACTAGAATACGTAAACCATACAATAGAGTACTCGAAAGCTATGGGTACAAGTCCTGAATCAGGTTATGAATTAAAAAACTTGCTATGATAGGACTCGGTTCAATGGGCCGGATGAATGTTGGAATTGCAGTTCACTTACGGGATGAATTTTCTAATAAGGCCCAAAACATACACAACAAGATGCAACTCCTTTATGGGGATGCAGACGACGTAATAAATCGAAATCAAAGAGCCCTCGGAGCCTTTGCTTCTACTGCCATGGGCGTAGGAGCAGGGCTTTCTATTTTTTCTTATGGAGCTGTTAAGCAATTAGCCAACTATGAGAAATCGGTATCCATGTTGAAAGCCTCTATCGGTACAGACATGGATATGGCTTTTCAAGGCCTGGAAGATCGAATCAAACAAACCGCAATTGCCAGTAGGTATTCTATCGAAGAAACTACATCAGCTGCCACAGAATTAGCCCGAGCAGGTTACAAAGCCTCTGACATATTTAAAATGATCGGAGCTGCAACTGACTTAGGACAAGCAGGTGATATTCCGATTGAAGCCTCTGCTGATGCCTTAGGTAGGGTTCTAAGTACCTATGATATGGCTGCTTCATCATCCAACTTTGTGGCTGATAAGATTGCTATTACGGCAAATAAATCTAATGCAAGTGTAAGCTCCCTAATGGAATCCCTTAAATACTCAGGGGATATTCTAAGAAGTACCAATGTACCTTTTGAGGTAGCTTTATCTTTATTCGGTAGATTAGGTAATGCTGGTCTAAGAGGTTCCATTGCAGGTACTTCAGTTGCCAACATGCTCAGGTACCTAAACAAAGCTGCAACTGATCTTACTACGGGTAAACAAAGTAAAGCTCTTGCCATGCTGGGCATGGGTAAAGAGGACTTACTTGATGAAAGTGGAAACCTGAAACAACTGATTGGAGAGAACGGAGAACCTGGCCTACTTGATACTCTCGGTAAGAAACTCAGAAGCGTTGACCCATCAAAAGCCCAAGCTATTGCAGAAGCCCTGACGGGAGTACGTGGGGAAAGATCATTAATTCCTTTGATGGAGATTACAGAGAACACCCGTAGTTTCGAGGAATTATATAAGATGATAAAAGCTGCACCCCCCGGTACAGCCAAGAAATTCTCGGAGGAGTTAATGGACAACCTATGGGGTGATCTTGAAAAGCTCAGAGAGAATTTCACAGCCATGCTTTTAGTCTTTGCTGAAAACAAGGGGCTCAGGGGATTCGTTCAGTTAGTTACTAAAGGTATAGAAAAGCTAACCAGCTTTATGAGCTCACCCTTGGGAAGTGTTTTCTCATCTATACTTTTCTATGGAGGCCCTCTTTTAGTCCTAATAGGGAGCCTAACATGGGGTATGCAGAAGTTTGCTAGATTCACAATGCTGGCAAAAGAGGGTATGTTTGGCCTTGCTCAAACCGCAAGACATCAGGGTTTAAGAGGTTTAAGTGGTTTCTATGGGGGTATTAATTCACCTGCTCAAAGCCTCTATGCTCAGAACATTCGACTAAACTCTGCCGGTGTACCTTATATGGGAGCTGGGGGAGGTACTTATGGAGGTAGAAGTTACGTAGGAGGTTCTATGCTAACTGCTGCACACAGGGCTTCAATGGCACCTTACCTTGCAGGCCTACATAATATACAAACTACTTCGGCAGCTGCTGGAACTAGCCTAACAGGAGTAGCAGGAACTATGGGTAGGATGGCAACAGTAGCCTCAAGAGCAATGGGCTTAATGGGTATAGGTATGGCAGCATTGGGTCCTATCATGGATTTACTCTCAGGTAAAATGGGGGGAGCAATGGGAGGTTTACTCGGAGGTGTATTGGGCTTTATGGCAGGAGGACCTATGGGAGCTATCATGGGTAGTATGATGGGGGGAACCTTAGGGGGTGCATTTGATAGTGAGGCTGGAGAAAGTTATGATCTAACATCATCCCAACCCAGCCAAGCATCTTTCACAATGGGTGCAGATGGTTCTTTATACCGAGCTCAGAATAGCCAACAGCCAATGCAACAACAGGCTCAATTCACAAATAACATCAACGTAAATATCGACGGTTATAATTCTATAACCAAAAGGTATGAAAATGAAAACAGCGAGAACATTTATTCAGTAATGGGCAATTAAGATGGAACTAATAATCATGGACACCCGAACTCAGGAATCTCTGGTTCTTCAGTATGTACCCAAAGAATTGGATTATGTACCGGCATCAGAATTTCAGGCCATTATGACTTTCGGTAGAAATAACCCAAGGTACCATTACACAGGCTCAGAAGATACCATTACTTTTGAACTTGATTGGCACGCTGATGAAGAAGCCAAGAATGATGTTATCAGAAAATGCCGATGGATAGAAGCCCTAACAAAGAATGATAACTACAACAACCCACCCCCACCTATTCTATTTAAGTGGGGCGATGTATTTAATTCGGATGATCTTTGGTTGGTAACTAGTGCTCCCTATAAGTGGTCCAACTTTGATAAAACAGCAGGCATGAGACCCAAGCAGGCTTATCAAACTATAACCCTTAAACGAATTACTACCAGCAATAGGAGTTACGAACAAATCAAAAAATACCCACGATGATACGTTTAAACCAGGATAACCCATACGCATCAGGTTCTGTATTCAGGTATAATACCGAGGAAATTTCGCTTGAAAGAAATGCTGTAAAGTATGTACCTACAACCGAAGATTCCATACACACAGTATCGGTAGATGAAACCCTATGGAGTATATCTTTCAAAGCCTATAAGACTTCAAAGTGGTGGTGGTTGATCTATGAATTAAACGAAGCCCTAATACCGAACCCTTTCTTTATTTCACCCGGAATAGACTTACTAATACCTGATCTCATCGCAGTTAAATTACAGAACCCATGAGCTATACCGAAGAAAAGGGCTATGGAAGCCCTTACATAAGATTATACTATGGAGAACAAGAACTTACCCCTTCGGTAAGTTTTTTCTGTGTAAAGCACAAAGAGAAAGAGGGTACCTCCATAGAGATCATAGTAGAGACCGATAACCCTGATCTACCAGATGAACACCCTTTTCAAGAGCATGACAAAGTAGAGGTAGTTCATGGGTATATCGGAGGTGCATTATCCAAGCCTATAACCTATTATGTTAGGGAGGTTCATCCTACCTATAATGAAAGAGGAATCAGTCTAAGATTAAGGGTAGCTGATAGGGCTAGTTATATGAAAGAAATGGCTTCCCTAGCAAAGAACCCTTTAGAAGTAGACCCTGTAACTAAAAAACTTGCTACAAGGGCTGATCTATTAGGAATCTTGGAAAAGAATTATGGTATGGCTATCAAGGTAATGGGCTTTGATGTGAATAACCTTGATATTCTACTAAACGAAAAAGACCAACTCTCTCAGGAATACCGAGATTGGCTTTGGCAAAGGAACACTAAGGAGTTCAATGAAACAATGCCAGCGGGTTCAGGCTTAGGTATGGCAGGGCTAGCTATCAATAGTATCAAGCAGAAAACACAGGACGACATTAAG